CCCCCCTTCGCAGGGAGGTCCTCTGTGCGTACGATAAAACGTACGTACCACTGCCAGAAAAGCCCAAACAAGGCCTAATAACCCTTGTCACAGCTTGTGAGGTAGTGGCAGAGCTTTCAATGTATCGAAGCTCTGGGGTTCTCTTCAAACACGCAAACTCCGTAAGGAGTTTGGGGCCCAACGCAAGTTGGTGTATCCTCTCTGAGAGACTTTCAGGGACAACAGTAGGTAACATCATGCCACGCTACCGCACCACTGACAAGCGTACGCCTTCCAAAGTTACTATCACGGACTTCCTTCCCAATGGTACTTTACAAAGTACTACTGTGTTGGCTGGTGCGAGTAAGTACTCTGGAGGATCGTACAAACACATTGCAGACGCCGGAAAGACTGAGTACTTCGCCAAGATGAAACGAGGCGAGGTCTGTCTGAACGGTTGTCTTATTCTTTCAAGCAATGTGACTTGTTCTCACTACGACTATACCATTGGCCCCAATATCACCTGGGGTACAAGGCATATAGTAGGCAGTGTTGCAGCGGAAGCCAGCATCGATATCAATACAAAGATACCGGGTTGGTATGGCGTTGATGTTGACAACGCTAAGGGTCGGGTCCTCATCGAAGCAACCGCGAAGATGAAGTCGCCCGACGTGCTCTTGGGAGTTTTCTACCATGAGCGCGAAAAGACACTTAGCATGTTACGTCGCCCCTTCGGCCGTGCAAGAGAGCTTCTTGAAGATGCTATCAACAGGAAGCTACACTACATGCGTCGAGGTTACTCTGCTCTCAAGGCGTTTGAAAGCGCCTGGTTAGAGACCAGATATGGGTGGCGCCCGACAATGTATGATATATGGGGAGCTGCGAAAGCATCTGCCCATAATCAGCCAAAAGCCGGGACACTACTTGTTGCGCGTGCTGGTACTGAACTAAACTGGAAATCCAGCGAAGTCAGCACCGGATCTTATGGTGGACCGTGTGATCGGACCTGGCAAAGAAAGACCAGGGTCAACGGGGGTGTGATTTATACTCCCCGCGACCTATCTGCTGCAGCGTGGAAGAGGCGTTGTCTTGGTTTGACCCTCGACAACATCCCGTCTACACTATGGGAGATAGTTCCGTTCAGCTTTGTGGTGGACTGGTTTGTCGGGATCGGACCGTGGCTTCGCGCCGCGACTCCGGATCCGTCAATCCATGTTTTGGGTAATTGGGTGTCCACAGTAACAGAGACAACTCAGCAAAC